CCGGAGTACTGAAGGTGGCCACGAACGCCGTGGCCGAGCTCACCGGGTTCACCATCTCGACGACGATCGGGATGCTGGACGACACGGCGCAGGGCGACTCGGCCCGCACGCACATGGATGACGGGCTGCCCGACTTTTCGGGCACGCTGCGCGGCCACTACTTCCCGACCGACACCGCGCAGACGGCGATTGTCGAGGGGGCGGACCTGGCGCTCGAGGCGTCGCCGATCGGCACCACCACGGGACTGGTGAAGCTCACCGGCAACATCATCATCACGGGACTGACGATCACCTCGAACAATGGCGAGGTGGTGGGCTTCGAGGCGAGCTTCCAGGGGACCGGCGGGCTGACGCGCGGCACGCACTCGTGAGCGCGCTGGACAAGATCAGGGCGCACGGCAACACCGGCGGCGGCGTCGTTCTGGTGCCGGAGTGGGGCGACCCGGACGCGCCGCTCGAAATCCACTTTCGCCGGCTGTCGCTCAAGGACCTGGCAGAGGCAGCGCGGGCAGCGCCGGACAACCCGGTGCGGCAGAATGTCGAGCTCTTCTGTCTGATCGCGCAGACGCCAGACGGTCGGCCGCTGCTCAGGCGCATCGACGCGCTGACGCTGATGGACGAAGCGGACCCTGCGGTGCTGGCGCGCGTAATGCGCGAGATGGGGATCGTGCGCACGGCGCAGACCGAGGCCGACCTCGCAAAAAACTGAGGGCCGATCCGCTGACGGTGGAAATCTTTCGGCTGGCGGATCGGCTGCACAAGACGCCGGAAGAAATCCGGCGCGACTTCAGCGTCGAGGAATTCGAGGCTTTCATGCTGTTTACCCGGATCAAGGACGAACTGTGAAATGAGCGACTTTCTCGTCAGGCTCAAGGCGCAGAACAGCACCAAGCCCGCCTTCGGCGACGTGGTGAAAGACGCCAACGCAGCGGCGAATGCGATCGAGGCCAGCGGGCGCCGTGCGAGCGGTGCCATGCAGCTAGTCGAGCGCAGTTCGCGGATGGCTGCGTTCCAACAGCGGAACCTGGCGTTTCAGCTCAACGACGTGGCGGTGTCGCTGGCGGGCGGAATGAATCCGCTGATGGTGTTTGCCCAGCAGGGCAGCCAGATTGCGACGATCTACGGTCCCGACGAAGGCGGTGTCGGCAGGGCTCTCAAGGAAACCGGGAACCTGGCGCTCGGGCTGGTGACGAAGTTCTGGCCGATCGCGGCGGCGGTTGGGGCGGGAACAGCGGCGATTGCGGGCATGCAGGCGGAGATCAACAAGGCCAGTGACGTGCAGGTGAGCTTCGGCGACGTGGCCCTTGCGACCTGGCAGGAGTTCTCGGCCAACATCTACGAACTGGTCGAGCCGGCCATTTCTGCGGTCTCCAGCTGGATCGGCGGCGCATGGCAGGTGGCTTGGCCGATTCTCAAGGACTTCGGCAACGGCATCGTCGGTACGTTTGTCGGAGCGTTCGACGCCAGCAAGCAGATCTGGAGCGCGTTCCCGTTCGTGATGGGAGACATTACCATTTCGACCGCAAACAATGTGATTGCCGGGATCGAGGGGATGATTAACGGCGCTATCGGGCTCGTAAACGACTTCAAGTCGTCGTTCGGTTTCGAGGGAAATATCGGCGCTGTCGGCATGGGCCGCTTCGAGAACCCCTACGAAGGCGCCATCTCGGGGCTGGGGGAATCGGTGTCGTCGGCGTTCGGCGGCGCTTTCGGGGTGGATTACCTGGGCAGCGCGTTCGACGCGATAGGTTCGCGGGCCAAGGACCTAGCAAAAGCGCGCGAGGAGATCGACGCCGTGAAGTCGTCGGCCGGTGCGGCGGCGAAGAGCATTGCCGACATCGGCGCAGCTTCGGCTGGCGCGGCCGCGGACCTCGGCAAGAACATGAAATCGTCGTCCGACATGCTGTGGAGTTTCGCGGGGGAGGCATCGAGCCTACTCGGCCAGATGTTCGAGGGCAACAAAACCGCCGCGATTGCGCAGGCGGTACTGTCGGCCGGCGAGGGCATTGCGCGCACGATGGGCGCCTATCCTTTCCCGTTCAACCTGGCGATGGCGGGCCTGCATGCGGCCGCCGCCGTGCAGCAGATTGCCAGTATCCAGTCGACGACCAAGAACAGCACTTCGGTCGGTGCTGTGCCCAGCGCTGGCGGTGCCGCCGCGCCCAGCGCCACGCCGGGGCAGGGGGTGACCATCGTGCTCCAGGGCAGTCGCAGCTCGATGACGACGCTGGGGCAGGTCGAGGAAATCTTCAACGGGCTCAACGACTACCTCGGTGCGCAGGGCAAGGCGCTGAGCGTCGTCTACAAGGGGGCCTGACCGATGGGCATTTTCCTCTCGCCCGGGCTGATCATCACCCCGACCATCAGCAAGCCGCACTATCCGCGGATCGGCTGGGACAACCAGGTGACCGCGAGCAACGTCAGCGCTGCCAGTGAAACGACGTCGGGGCCGGCGACCAACCTCGCCAACCCTGACACGGTCGGTGGATGGATCAGCGGCTCGACCGCCGAGCAGCTGGTGACGGTGACGGGGCTCACCGGCGAAAGCGACTACATCGGCATCGCGCGGCACAATCTCGGATCGACAGGCGCAACGGTTTCCGTCGAGGGACTGACGGCCGAGAGCAGCCCCTCGTGGGTCGAGGTGTTCGAGGGCGCGCTGTTCGCCGATGATGCTCCGGTGGTGCTGCAGTTTGACAAAGACTTCTACACCGGGCTGCGGGTGCGGATCATTCCGGACGGTACGGCGCCGCGGGCCGCAGTGCTTTACGCCGGGGAACTGCTGGCGATGCAGAAGGGGCTGCAGCCGGGGCACACGCCGCTGTCGAAAGGGCAGGACACCGAGATGGCCACGGGGCGTTCGGAATCGGGGGAACATCTCGGCGCCATCGTTGTCGGCCAGTCGCTGAGCAGCCGGGCCGATTTTCGGCTGCTGACGGCCGCCTGGTACGCGGAAAACATGGCGCCGTTCATTGCCGCCGCAAATCTCGGGGCGCCGTTCTTCTTCGCCTGGGATCCGGCAAACCACCCCGAAGACGTGGCCTATTGCTGGCTGACGACGCCCGCGCGGCCGGTGCTCAACCAGTTCACCCATCACCATGACATCAGCCTCGCGCTCGGAGGGCTGGCGCTGTGAGTTTTTCGGCGCGGCAGGGCCTGACCTATGTCGAGATCGGGGTTGAGACATGCCCGCTCGTCTATGGCACGGATCCGTGCGAGGCGGCGGTCGGGGTGACCGGCGACACGCGGTGCTTCAACACACGCGCGACCTGCCAGGACGCGCTGAACTTCGCGCTGCAGGATCACCCCGAGGGAGTGGCGACCTACGTCGCGGCGTCCGAGGCCAGCTCACCCGGATCTGCGACGGTGACGTTCTCCGCCATGTCGATCGGCGCTGTGGCCGGAGAGGGCGACACGCGGTCGGTCGCGGTGGGGGTGACGGCCTGGCGCTCGGCCGGCGCGGTGTCGCTCACCTCGGCGACGATCGGCGGGGTGGCGGCGACCATCGTCAAGACGCAGGCCTCGGGCGGCATTCTTGCGGCGCTGATCTGGGCCGAGGTGCCGACCGGCACGACGGCCGACGTGGTGTGCGTGTTTTCGGCCCAACCGAGCGAAGCGGCGGCGACGACGCACCGGCTGCTCAATGCCGAGCCATCCGACCAGTCGGGCAGCAGCGCCACTGCGCCGGCGCCCTCGACGACGGCGATCGATGCGGCGGCCGACTGCTCGGTGATCGGCGTCGTCGCGAGCTACCTGATGTCGACCACCAGCTGGTCGGGGCTCACCGAGCGGGTCGACGACGTGGTGACCTCGCTGCGCTACAGCGTGGCCGATCTCGGCTTCGCCGCGGCCGACGACGCGCTGACGGTGACGGCGACGCAGACCTATGCGGCGCGCACGGCGCCGACGCTGCAGGCGACGTTTGCCGGGCCGCGCGCAGACAGCGGGGCCTACGTGCAGTTTACCGGCCTTGCGACCGGCGACCTGCTGCTGGTGGCGATCGCACGGGCGGGCGGCACCAGTGGCTCGACGCCGACCGACTGGACGCTGCTGTTCACCGCCGACAACAACGGGGCGCGCATCGACCTCTACCGGCGCACGGCGCTGTGGAGCGGCGGCACGACGCTCAATGTCGAGTTCGACAGCAACCTCCGAGACTACGGCGTCGGCCTCGTGGTGCGGGGTGTGTCCGACGTGGCGTTCATCCGGCAGACCGAGGCGACGAGCGGCACCAGCACAACGTCGCCGGTCGCGCCCGGGGCGACCACCGACATCGACAACACGCTGGTGATCGACATCATCAGCCGGCTGACCGACATTTCCGGGGCGCCGGTCTCGGGCTGGACCAATTCGGACCTCCCGAGCTACGGCGAGAACTTCGACACCCGCACGACAAAAGGCTCTGGCACGGGCA